ATAGTTTATTTCTAGTTTCCAATTGGTTGAGCCTCTCAATCACACCAAAGGCAAACCATGCGCCTGCAACAATGGCCCCAATAATCATAATTAGATTACGTAATGGTAATCCAATTTCAGTATTGTCTGATAATCTTTTTATTGACATGATAGACACTCATCAGAACCTGAATCTAGTTCTGCTAATGCCTCTTCTTTACAATCTTGACTACAGAATAAATCCAATTCATCTTTTGGTTCAAATTCTTTATTACATTTTTTACATTCTTTTGCCATTAAATACCCTCATCTAAAAATGTTTTAGTTTTTTTCTTTTTTAATTTGCACTGACATCTTGGCGCAGTGAACCAATTCTTTATTCTATCAAAAAAATTATCAATAGATTCTAAAAAAATTATAAAATATTTATCAAACATATTAATTAAACAACCAATCTACGTATTTTTGCCACCAAGATTTCTTTTTAACTTTATCTAGGACCAAAGGTTCACACATACAATTAGAACAATCGCATGAATCACATTGATCCATATCAACATAAAACCCCTGTCCTTCACAATGACATCTATGTCCGCAGTAATCACAATATTTTTTAGCCATTATATACCTTGTAGTCTTGGATCATTTGATGTAATGTTTTTGGTCGCTTTTGGTCTAGCAATAGACTCTTTACTTCTTTTACGAAGTTGAGCTGCAGCAGATTCAGCTTTTCTTTTTTCATCTAACTGCTTTTTTAAATCCCATTTAAAGTTCATTTATCCTCCTTTGTTTCTATTCCATAGAACATTTTGTCAGTATCTTCTGTAACCCAGTCCGAACCTTCAACATCCCAGACAGTGTTTTGTACTTTATAGTCAGGCCAGCTGTTATCAGTAGTGTATGAATTAACATGCCACAAAATGCGATTATTAGGCTGAGCTGCAAAGTTGCCGTTAGCAAGAGCCAGTACATGTGCACACTTGTGCTCTTGAGGTATTTCAGAATGTTCGACATTTAGTATATTAGTCTCTGGGTGTGCCCAGTCAATAGTAAAAAGATATTGCCCGTGATAAAATTTTTTATCTTTTCCTAGATATTTGCCGTCTACACTAGCCAGCCAATCAAAGCAATGAATACTAGGCCAATAACTAAAACAGTTCCACAACTGTAGCTCGTTCGCCTGCATATCCGGCACAGAGGCTCTATCGTATGATTTTTGGAAAAACGCTGAGATAGGCAAACGCCAATAACATGCACCATTCGGTAACATAATGTGAAATAAGAGCGCCCTTCCTGATATAGAGCTAAGACCAAAGATAACGCAGTCACTAGACTCTCCCTGATGTTCTTTAAGATCATATAAATACTCCTTCCTTACTTTGCAGTAAATTGGTGGAATGTTTGCATTTAAATAAGCCATTCATACTCCTATTTAATCTCCCCCCAATTATTACCGTGTTCATAATCTACTTTATTAGGAACCTCTAATTGAATAGCAGATTCCATTATTTGTATAACCTCTTCCGCCTTTTTATCAGATTCAATTGAAATATCGACTTCATCATGAATTTGAATGTGCGGGATTATACCATTTTCATACAAAGATACCATAGATTTTTTTGTCATATCAGCCGCAGATCCTTGAATAAGTCTATTTAAAGCTTTGTACGTAAATGCACGTTTTAAAGGCTCTCCATATTCTTTTCTAGCAAGTTCTAATGGTAATGGTTTATTAATACCAAATTGCATAGGTTGCCATAACTCAAAATGACATGCTCTACCTAGTAAAGTTCTAATTTTTCCTGCATCATTCGCTTTCCGCGATACATCATCCATGAGTTGTTTTACAAATGGCGCTCTTAAATGATACTGTCTAATTAATTTTTCAGCTGAATCTTTCATTAAACCTAGTTCAGCCATTAATTTATTTTTACCCATACCATACATTAAACCTAAATTAATTGTTTTGGCCTGTTTACGTTCAATACCTGCCATGTCTGCAACAACCTGGTGAAAGTCTGCATCACCTTTTTTATATGCATCTACAATTTCATCTACTCCAGTTAAATTTTGTAACTTAGCATAGTGTACTAAAATTCTTGGTTCTTGTTGTGAATAATCAAATGTACCCCATTTACAATCTTGTTCAGGAATAAAAATAGATCTAATCATTGGTCCTAATTCTTTATGTCTTGCCGGAATTTGTTGTAAGTTAGGATTAGACATACTAAATCTTCCTGTAACTGTACCACCATCATCAGATCGTATTTGATTTATATCTGCGTGTATTCTTCCTTTAACTGCATGCTTAGTAATTGTATCAATAAAAGTTGTGTGTGCTTTATTAATCTCTCTTACGTTTGCAATATCTTGTGCAATTTCATTTGGATGATTTGCTAAAAAGTTTTTTGTAAAACTAGGTGCACCAGTTTTTTCTGTTTTGTCATAAGGCAATTTTAATTTATCAAATACTTTTGCAATAGAAGCCGCTGCCCATATCTCTACATCAATACCAGTTAATTTTTTTATTTTTTGAAGTATAATTTTTTCTTGAGACATCAAATTAGCCTTGATTTTATTAGCTTTTTCGAGGTCCACAGGGACACCTTTAAATCTCATATCAACTAGACATGGAAACAATCTTGTTTCTAAATCAAATATAGAAGTTAATTCTTGTGCATAAATCTCTGCTTGTAATCTTTGCCAAAGTTTTAAAGTTGCTTCTGCATCTTTCTCTGCATATTGACCAACATACAAAGAAGGTAATCTCCACATATCTTTTTTAGCATCCAAACCATATTCTTTAGCTGCTGCTTGTAAAACTTTTTCATCTTTACCTAAACCAACATATTCTTTTGCAAGTGAATCTAATCTGTAAGATAATCTATTTTCATTTATTAATGATGCTGCAATCATGGTATCAACAATCTTACCTTTAATAATAAGACCTGATGATCTTAACCAACACACATCATACATTGCGTTATGAAATATAAAAGTTACATCTTCTTTTTTTAGTAAATCTTGCAACCAAGATAAAACTAATCTCTTATCCATGTTGCCACCGTGTTCATGACCTATTGGATAATAGCCGGACCAACCTTCTACAGCTACAGCAATTCCTGCAATGTGTCCTCTTCCAACCACGTTCCCCGATCCTAAAGTAGTTAACTCTGGATCACAGGTCTCTAAGTCAATTGCAATTTCTTTGTATCCTGTTAAATCTTTTAATTCATCAGGCATCACCCATTCTGTTTCAGGTGCAAATAAAGGTGGTTGTATTGTTCTAGGCATTTTTAATACCCCACCAAATTAATAAAGCAGGTATAATGAAATGTTCTACTATTTCATACAGAGCCATAAATATTAAAATTAGGGTAAATAAAAAGCTTGTCTTAGATTTTTTAGCTAAATAAGTAAAAAATCTTTCATGCATAGAAGCAATCTTTTCACTAAATTTTATAATAGTTTCTTTCATGATAAATATTGGATTAAAACAACTATAGTTATTAACATCATAAAGTTCATGAATAATCCCTTTCCAGGATCATTTCTAAATAATGTATAGCTTTCTTTATATCCTCTTCTCCTCCTTTATTTGAATGTCTACAAATATACTTTATAGCGTTGCCTTCTGCAAAAAGCAACTTGTTTTCATTTATAAAATGTGCAGGTTGAATTTTCATCGACCGGTAGTGTTTCCCGCCTACCTGCTTTTCTAAGGAATCATAATTCACTCCTTTAAATATATCTTTGTTTGTCATATTAAATAAGCACGATCAAAGTTTTTTGGATCTACAATATGTAACTCTTTTTTAGCTCTAGTTGTTCCAGTATAAAACAATCGATGTAATTCATCAGGATCATGCTGAAATGTTTCTATAGCTGCATTAGTTAAATCTTGTAATATCAATACTTTATCTGCTTCTCCTCCTTTCGCTCCATGTATTGTTGACATTGTTATTCTAGGGTTTGTGTTTATCTTCTCACCATTAGCTCTCATATTTCTAATGTAATTTTCAGTTAATGTATCTAAACCCTCAAAAGATTCATACCAAACTTTATCTGTAAGAAGACCGTATTTTTCCTGACATTCCTTTAATGTATATTTTTCTTCGGAATGAAATAATTTTCCTGTTCTAAAACCACTTGCTACATTGGTTCCTAAATATTCATAAATATTTTTTATTTCTATATGAGTTAATAAACCACCATTTCTCCATTGTTCCCAATTTTGTAATGCTAATAATAATTTTAATTTAACAGAATTATGTCCTTTGTATTGATAATACCATCCTCTTAATTCACACAATTCTTTTACGTCTTCCAGGAAATGGTTAGCGGAGGAAAGTACTAACCAATTTCCCTCAGACATATCTACCTGAGTAACATCAGAATATCTTTTCAAAATACCCTCCTCAACCCTAGGTCTATATTCTTTATCAAATCTATTTTGTACTTTACTTATTATTTTTTTAGATAAATCATGTATTGGTCCACCTGGTATTCTATAAGATTGATCTAATGTTTTAATATCATCTACTTCTTCTTTTAATGATATAAAATGATCTACATCTGCACCGGCCCATTTAAATATAGCTTGATCATCATCACCAGCTATGTAAGTTTTCTTTGCATTGTTCCAAATCTTTCTAACCATTTCCCATTGTAATAAAGATAAATCTTGAGCTTCATCAATAAACAATACTTCAAAATGTGATTTTAAATCTTGATCAATAAAGTCTTCTATTAAATCTGTAAAATCTTTTAATTTCTTTTCTTCTTTATATCTTTTAAGTTCTTCTGATATTAAATATAAAGTATCTCTTTCTATATCTAATATATTTCTTCTTGAATCATAATAATCTAATAGATCCATTCTCTTTACTCTAGCTGTATTAATAATAGTTAAATATTCATTATCAGAATTAAATGTACCATCATCAGAAGAATATCTTGCAGTCTTAATTGGAATATTACATTTTTGTCCAAACTCTTTATAATTATCTACTGACATCATTTTTTCTTTTGTCATTCCTAACATTTTAAATGCATAAGAATGCAAAGTTCTAAAGTTTTCTAAATCATTATCTAAATCTAATGAAAATTTATCAGCAGCTCTAGTTGCTGCTTCTGTTGCAGCTTTTTTTGTAAAAGAGAAATAACCTATTTGTTTAGGTCTTATCCCTTGCTGTATAAATTGATCCACTAGGTTCAACAATGTTGTTGTCTTCCCTGTTCCAGGTGGTCCTAATATTATTGTTTTCATATTTTTTTAATTTTCTTTCTAGTATATTTTTCTGTGTTTTAAGTTTATCATTTTCCTTTTGTAATTCTTCAATCTTTAAACGAAATCTCAAATGCCAATTAGCTCCAACATCATTATCAAACATTAAAAATTATCCTGTTGATATGGTTCCTTTGTAGTTGATATTTTTATTTTTTTCATAGTTTTAATTTTAATTAATCTAGGTGTACCACCTTTTAATTCTTCTCTAACTTCACCTACAAAACAACTTAATTGTTTAATTAAATTACCTGTTCTAGTTTTATCTGTTTCCCAGTTATTTTTCTTACAGAAAGTATAAAAGTCTTCCATTCTAAAATATGTAAATCCTGAATCTTTATCTGTATATGGAAGTTTATTAAATATATCCTCCATTGTTCTTGCTGATTGTCTATTGGTAGTCCAATCTTGTAATAAAGAAGTTATTTGATTTACTGGATCTAATGATTCTAAAGGTTCTACTTCTTGCAAACCATTATCTATTAATGGTTTTAAATAATATTGTTTCCAATCTTTTGGTTTTACTATTGGTACAATTAAATTTGCTTGATCTAAACATGCTATTGCAAATAATGCTGGACTATATAATTGTTCTGTTTTTAATTCTATTCTTGAATCACCTACATTTAAAAACCATTGTGGTGGTTTAGATGCATACTTTGTTAAATTTCCTAATTGTGGTATATCTTCTTCTCCAAAACCTACTCCAAATCTTTTCATTCTACATAAACCTGATTGACATACAGAATTAATTGGAGCATCTTTACATCTATATTTATCATATCCTTTTCTATTTACAGATTTAATTAACATTTGTACTTCACCATTACTTAATGGTGGTATCATATATTTTTGATTTGCTTTTACTAATTCATCTTCCCAAATATCTGGTGCTGCTTGTTTTAAATAAACCGCAATATTAAATAATGAATTATTTCTCGAACCTTCTCCAAAACCATCTTTAGCTAATTTATTTAAACAAGGTGGTCCATCTTTAAATGCTTCTACAACTTTTATTTTTTCTGCTTTAATTTCTTTTAATTCTTCTTGTACATACTTGTCATATAATTCAAAGAATTCTTCTAATGTTGCTGCATTTCCATCGTCTTTAATTGCATAACGCAATCCTTTCATTTCATTGTGATATGGAAGATTTAAAAAATTACCAGTGTCACCACGATCCACGAGTATTTCTGTTTGTTTAGGAAATATTTCACAACCTTCATAACCTAATGTTGCTGCCATCTTTTTAAGAGTTGCCTGCATGACTGATGCAGGAATAAAATCTTTTGTAAATAAAAATACGTGTGCGCCGCCTGATTTACTACGGCAAACTACTAAAGGGAAGTTAGCTGAACGTACGCTTTGTATGAAGCCAGCGTGGTCAAAATCATATTCGTCAATATCAATACAGCCCCACTTGCATAAATTATTTTCATTAATGGGGATAATGCCCAAAGCCGGACCTTCACCTTGTAAATGGTTTTGCCACAAATCATCGCTAACATTTTTTCGAACAATGAATGCCTTTCCTTTTTGTTTACCATTTTCATCTCTATCGCCTTTTTGGTATTGACCATAAGCGATTGTGAGTCCTTCGAATATTGATTTGAATTTATTTGTTTTAGTTATCATATTTTCCTTTCTTTACAAACATAAAATGAAAAGGGGCCCCTTTTGGGGCCCCTCCATACTAGAACGGAGTTGAATCCGATCCAGTGCTCTTCTCTTCTTGGGTATGTTTCGCCTGAACATCTCCCTTCTTCACACTTTGTGCGAAGCCTTTTGCCTGCTCGTATAGGTTTCTGTTACTGACAGCACCCACTTTATTAACAGTCCAACCAAACCAAGTTCCCTTGTCATTTGATTGTTGTACAGTTCTTAAACTATACACATGACTAAATATAGGTGGAGTAAATAGACCATTTTTACCTTGAATCTTTAATCCATTCATCATGGAGTTCCAAGTTCTACTTACTTTTAACTGTGTTGATTTCATTGTAATCAATGCAGTTTCTGCGCTATCTTCTTTGCAAATCATTACAAAGTACGATGCAGTGTTTTCAAGATAGTTACCATTCTTCAATCGGTCTTTACCCATTGAATCTCTAGTTGCTTCTTGAATAATAGGACTTGTAGCTGAGTGAACTGCAACTGGTGCTCCAGTTCCTTCTCCTCTATCAGTCCATTCAATATATTCCCTTTTATAATGACAAGGGATTACATTGATTCCTTTTTCACCATCGTAAAGTTCGTTAGTCACAGTATTGTAGATCATACCTGCTTCAGCACCTTCTACATACTTTGCATCACGTTTATTTACTTGTGGTGACAGTTGTCCAAGGATTCTTAAAAATGGAAGAGCAAGGTCTTGCTGATCCATATTATCAAACCCTTCATGGGCATCTGCTTCAAAGAGATCTGCACTAGGTAGATTCTCTTTCATCTTAGTCACGGTTCTTTGTTCTTCTTTCACCGTTCTCGCTTCGTTAGTCGCCATTTATGTTTCTCCTATTTCCGGCTAAGTTTAGTTTCATCTTTAACAAACAAATGAAAAAGATCGGAAGGCATATCGAGGCCGGCCTCGATACGCTCCCTAAATAGGGCCTTCAATGTCATTGGCTCAACTTTAGATTTTTGTTGAGGTTCATAACCATTGTTGACCGCAAGGTTAAGCAATTGCTCCGCCTTGTTATCTTCTCCGACACCAAAAGTTACAGCAACCTCATTTTTAATAAGATCACCTAACCCGTTGTCTCGAAGCCATTTATACGCTGCTTCTTTTTTAACTGGATCTTTAGGAAGAGTACAACTGTACTTCTTATTCACTTCTAATGAAGATCCATCAGCGAGTTTCAGAGATTTAAATCCTTGTTCTGCTAATATATTAGGAATTACCTCTGAACTAATTTTATCATATTGACTTTTTAAGTCTTTAGTTACCTCTTCTGAAGTAGCTATTCTTTGTTCTAGTTCAACTAGTTTTTCTACATGAATAGATAAAGATTCTATGTCTGCTTTTTCTACAATCTTTTCTTTATCCTCCTCAAACGCATCAGTAATATTAAATGTACCACTACCTGTAAACGTTTCTATTTTTACATCATCACTCATTTTATTCTCCTTTCTGATATAGATCGAATGATATTGGATAATATTTAAACTCTCTTCGATCCCATTTCAAGAGGTTAAATTTACCATTTGTTTGATCACTAACTATTGCACAAGAAATACCTATTATTGCTGGATCACCAGTCAATAACACATAATCTTTTTGTCTAAAGTCTCTTAAGTTTTTTTGCATTTTAAAAACAAAAGGACCAGAACTAAAAATTATTTGTGATTCAGGACCATAGTTAGGTAAACAAATTACTAAATAACCAAATTCAGATGCACTTAATACATTTATATTTGCAGGTGGATGTTGTAATACATACACAAATCTTTCTTCAGGATTTGTTTTAGAAAATTCTAAAAACTCTGCTAAAGATTTTGGTTTATATAATTCAAAAATTTTATTTTTCATTTTTTTTCTTTCTTTTTATTTTAGCCATATCACTTAAACGACCGATAAATTCTTTTATTGGAACGCCTAATGATTTAGCAATATTATATTGCTTATTAGTTAATCTTACTTCTATTGTAAATTCTTTTTTATACATTCTTCATTCTATTATTCTTGTTGACAGAGATATAAAGATTATTATATGAATGTCAATAGAAAGAAAAAATAAATTATGAACTATAAATTTAAAACTAAACCATACGCACATCAATTAACTGCGTTAGAAAAATCCTGGAATAAAGAAGAGTATGCTTATTTTATGGAAATGGGTACAGGTAAATCTAAAGTATTAGTAGATAATATTGCTATGCTATATGATCAAGGTAAAATAAATGGGGCACTTATTATAGCACCAAAAGGTGTTTATAGAAACTGGTTTTCTCAAGAAATACCAAATCATTTACCTAGTCATATACAACATAAAAAGGTACTATGGGTTGCTTCAACATCTAAAGCAAAGGATAAAGAGTATCAACAATTGTTCAAAGTAGACTATGACCTTCACATCCTTGTAATGAATGTTGAGGCGTTCTCGACTAAAAAAGGTCTTGAATTTGCAGAAAAATTTTTAAGAACCCATAAAACAATTATGGCAATAGATGAATCTACATCTATTAAAACACCTACTGCAAAAAGAACTAAGGCTATTTTAGCTTTAGGTAAAAGTGCAAAGTATAGAAGAATATTAACTGGTTCTCCTGTAACTAAATCTCCATTAGATTTATATACTCAATGTGGTTTTTTACATGAAGAATTACTTGGTTTTTATAGTTATTATGCTTTTAGACAAAGATATGCACATATGGTCACTAGAAATTTTGGTGGTAGACAAGTGCAAATTGTCGCATCTTATAGAAAACTTGATGAATTATCTGAAAAATTAAAACCTTTTTCTTACAGAGTATTAAAAGAAGATTGTTTAGATTTACCTGATAAAATTTATATAAAACGTATTGTAGAGTTAACACCAGAACAAATTAAAAGTTATAATAGTATGAAAACTATGGCTCTTGCTTTAATAGAAGGCCAAACTATTACAGCTCCTCACGTATTAACTCAAATGATGAGACTACATCAAATCTCTTGTGGTCATATTAAATCTGAAGACGGTGAAATAACTGATATTAAAAATAATAGAATAACAGAATTAATGAATGTCTTAGAAGAAACTGAAGGTAAAGCAATTATATGGGCTAACTATATTCATGATATAGAAAACATTGTTAAAGAAATTAAAAAAGAATATGGAGAAGATTCAGTAGTACAATATTATGGTGCAATTGAAGCAGAAAAAAGACAAAAAAATATTGAACAGTTTCAAGACCCTGAATCTCCTGTAAGATTTTTTGTAGGTAATCCACAAACTGGTGGATACGGTATTACATTAACTGCAGCCAATACAGTTATTTATTATTCCAATGGTTATGATTTAGAAAAAAGATTACAATCAGAAGATAGAGCACATAGAATAGGTCAGAAAAAATCTGTAACATATATTGATCTTATAGCAGAAAAAACAGTAGATGAAAAGATTGTAAAAGCTCTTCGTAAAAAAATAGATATTGCATCTGAAATATTAGGGGAAGAATTAAAAGAATGGATTTAATTATATATAAAGAAGGATTATATCATTTATATAGTTTAGATATTTATTTTAATAATGTTATGGAATGTTTAGACTATGGAAACATTCTTCGTGAAAAAGTTGCTACTTATTTAGATAATCCTGAAAACCGTTGGGTAATGAAAAATGGTATTGGAGATTGGTTTGGTTTTATTTGTCAGAATTATGGGGCCGAAGCCCCACAATAATTATTTGATTTTTATTTCTTGAGCTTTAATTTCTTCTGGTTCATTAACACCTAATTTAACTGTCAATACACCATCTTCCATTGTAGCATCATCAACAACTACATCATTTCTTAATTGAAATTGTTTGTAGAATTTTCTGAATGCTAAACCTTTTTCAATGTATTCTTTTTCTTTGTCATCTACTTGACCAGAAACAGATAATACACCGTCTTTATATTCAACTTTAACATTCTTTTTGTTGAAACCAGCAAGACCTAGTTCAATTCCATATTGTCCTTTTCCATATTTTACCACATTGTAAAATGGGAATGATTGTACTTTTGATAAACTATCAAAGATAGAATCAAAAGAATCACCGAACATTCTATTGGAATTATCCCAAAGATCTTTTTGGAATTTATTAATTAAATCTAAACCTGTCATATAAACCTCCTTGTTAATGTTAAGCAAAGTCTAGTGGCCAGCCCAATTGCTGCACCTGCGTAATATATAGGGGTTACCTAGGGTCATGTCAAGGTCGTTTCGTTAAAATATGAGGCTCTCAGGAAGACTTTTTAAAGGTCAACTAGCCCAGTTTCGCGATTTAAGTACTTATATTCAATTTTAGATGTATTAAAATCGTTTTGTATTTTTTTACAAATTTGTTCGTGATCAAACTCACCACAACTATATACATCAAATTGCATTAATGCAGGTTTAACTTCATCCCATACATGCATTGCAATATGTGATGTTTCAATAATTGCAACAGCGGTAATACCTCTATTACCAGGCATAGTACAATATTTAACATATGGACCCATAAATACTTTCATATTTATATCCATAATAAAGTTGTTTAACCAACTCTTTAAATAATTTTCATCTACCGGAGGATTATTTATTTCTGCCCGAACGATAAGATGTTTGTGAACTAATAAACCATTTTCCATTATGGCTCTTTATACTAAATCTATGGCTTTGCCAATAATTGGTTTATATTTTGTTTTACCTTCTGATCTATATGCCCATAAAAATTGTTTTCTTGGATCTTTTTGAACATAGCTACAATGTATCCATCCAGAGTTAGGTTCTCCTGGAGTATAATACTCAACAATTAATTGATCCCAATCTAAGTTTTGATGAATCCAGTCTGCTACTTCAGCGTTGTCAACTCCTGGACATTCAAAATCCGCTGCTTCTGCTTTTGTATGTTGTGATTCAACTGAGCTTCCGATTGCAATACATAACTCAGGGCTTCGATATCCTGAGGTTACTTGAACTCTACCAAACCTGTCTCTTACAGGCTGTAATATATTTTCACAAAGTAGTTTAAGTTTTTCTATTTGTCCTGCATTTGGATTATTATTAATACCTCTTCTAATAGCGGTATCAGATTTAGTAAGCTCTGCAAGACTAAAATTTCTTGAAAGATTCATTTTATTTAAGTAATAAAAACTCAAGCAATAACGACATAGCAACTGTTCCCACTGCCGCTAAGAGAACCCAATAGATCTTGTCTATCTTACCGCCCAATTTCTCGATGTCATCATGCATGTGTTTGAGATGATTATTTTTTATTTGGTACAGGTCTTTTTTAACACCTGTAATGTGTCCATATAAAGCTACGATGTGTTCTCTGACATTTTTTGGTTCTATTGCCATTATGTTAATCTTGTGCCTCTTTGTTTTTTACGAATTTCCTGCTCGCTAGGTGATAGTAGAGCAGTCTCAGTTTGTGTCAAGCCTGTAATTGAGTTAGGTATTTGGCCAAATTGATTAGTTGGAATAGGAGCTGGCATAGGTGGTAAAGCTCCTAATTGATTTAAATTAGGTTCTGGTATGTTATCAAAAGGGTTAATAATATCTGGTATTCTTTCTTCTGTTAATGGAACATCAAATAATTGTGATTTAATTTCTGATAAAGCATCTAATGCAGGAAGAATAGGATTCTCTACTCCTATCTTATCAGCATTTTCTTGAAATACTCTAAATACATCTTTAGATATATTTAAAGGTCTAAATAAAGCCATATTCATAGCTGCATAATTTTTAGTTGAAGCTCTATCTTTCATTGCTTTTGCAATATCAAGTTCATCCATTTTTAAAATTCTAGCTGCATTAATATCTTCAAATAAGTTTTTATTAACTTTAAATAAAGCTCTATTAGCATTTATATATGCATCTATAATTTGTTTAGGAGTAACAGGTCCTCCTCTTAAAACTTCTTTTGTAAATATTTTTCTAGAATCCCTTACACCTTTTTGGAATGCAGCAATTTTAAAATCAAAAGTTCTTTGAGGATCAACTTCAATAGCTCTAAATCCAGCTAATCCTGCTAATTCATTTCCTAATTCAAATGTTTGTCCGTATTTATTATATTTACCTTTAACAATAATATCGACTGGTTCGATAGCCATATCTAATCTTTTTAATTGTTCCCAATTCAATGGTGCTTGTGATTTAACTAAATGTTTAACCATTTTTTCAACTTTAAGCCCTGGAGCATCTAAAGGATTCCAAACTTCTGAACCTTCTCTTGTTCTTCCACCTCTTGCAAGAATATCTCCTACTGCTTCAGTCCAAATTGATTCACTTACAAATGGAGTTCCTAATTCTTTTGTTGCTTCAAATAAACCAGAAATAAAATCATCCATAATACCATCTTTATCTTTTTCTCCTTCTGCAACAGAATTAATAACAGTTTGAAAAGGTCTTGCTAATGTGTCGTATGCATTGATACGAGAGAAATCTACATATTTTAATTTACCATCTTTTCCTCTTATAGGTATTAATGTAGAATTTTTAGACCAATCAGCAACATATCTTCTTAGTGCATTCATTTCATCTTCAGTAACATTATATAAAGATTTAGCTACTTCTGTTGTTGCATATGGAACTGCTGCTGTAGTTGTAGCCATTCCTATTAATCTTTTATAACCAATACTAGCTAATGGTTTAACTTCTTTACCCCCAACTTTAACAGTGTAATTAATTTCATCTAAAGCACGTTTCACGATGTTTGTTGAAGTTCTCATGATTTCAGCAGGGAAAGACACGAAATTACCAAAAGGTAATTTTCTTAAACCTTTTACAAATTCAGAAACATAATCATAATTAGGTATATTATTTCTAACAATATTAGCAGCTTCTTCATCTAGTTCAGATGCTGTTCTTTTTACACCTGCTTTTAAATATGCTTTACCTAAACGATCACGTTCAACGGCCCATGATGTAATTTTCCAAAAATCATCTTCAGCTGTATATGCATCTTCAGCAAATGATTTAATTTTAGATAATGGTTTTAATAATGCTCTTAATCCTTTGTCCGATGTTAATGTTTCACCGAACCTAACATCTTCCATTAGTTTTCTAAGATCTCCTAATTTAACGTTAGAGTTAACCACTCCTAGTTTTAATAATTTTCTATATAATTCATTTTGTTGTCTTGTACCTTTAAGACCTACTTGTAATGCTTGGTATGCATCTTTCATTGCACCTGGAGTTGGTATAATACCATTTGCCGTAGCAAATGCTCCTGCACTAATAAAGTTACGTGCATGTGTAATAGGTGATAAAATTGTTTTAGCAATTTGTGACGTTGCTTTAGGATATAATACTAAATTTTCATATAACTTACCTACAATAGAATCGCTTCTGCTTTGTTTAGCTGTAAGTTCTAATGCATCTGCAACTTCATTAATTGCCCATTTACCATTAACAGGATTAGTAATTCCTGCTTCTAAAGTTTTACCTGGATCAATATTTATTTTTTTAATATCAGGACCTAATGCTTGTAATGCTTCTTCCTCTGTTTCATAGATCATTCCTCTTTTACCACTTTTTGAAAGTTCATTAGATTTTTGTACTAAATCTTGAAAGAATTCATTTCTTCTTGTAACTAAAGATAAACGACCTGTGCCTCCTAATATAGTTTGCATAGGATTTTTAGTTCTACCTAATAATTCTTCTATAACTTCTCTTTCTGCTTTTGGTAACATAGCTAAAGAAGTAAATCCTCTATCAGTTACAGCATCATCTAATACAGTTTTACCTACAAAGAAATCTGGTATTTGAAATACAGGATCAGAAGGTTTATCCATTCTAAATCCTTTAGGTAATCTTGCTGTTTTAACTAATCTTTCTACATAATAATTAGCTTGTTCATCTGTAAGTTTTTTACCATTTTGTGCAGCAACACTTTTAAACATTTTCTTAGCTGCATTAACTGCTTCTTCAGCAGGTTTATAATTTAAATAAGGTATAAGTGATTTATTTTGAAAAAGATCGTATGTAGATCCAAGATAGTTTTGAAATTTTTTACCAAATAAATCTTTAAATTGATTTAATTTTGCACCTTGTAATTTAGAACCAAGTGCTGAAAACATTTCTCCCCAACCATTTCTTATAGAATCTATATTATTAAAGATTGCATCTATGTTTTCTTTTTTACCACCGACTCTTTTAAACTCGGTCATTAATTTATCTTTTATTTTTTTATCTACATTACCAAATACAACACTACCTGCTTCATTAACTACAGGTTTACCTGATAATAATAAATCATTTAATGTTCTTAATGTATCAGTTCTTTGTTTTGCAGTTTGTTTATTTAAAATAGTTTTTGTTGGTGGAAATATTGCATCAATATTTTTATCTAATTCTCTTGCTACGTTTTGTGCAAAGTTTACGTCTGCAGCTCTTTTACCTAATTGTTGTCTTTCTAAATCAAAAAATTCTTGAGTTTTACCACCTCTGGCTCTTAATTTAGATGCGGCTTTATCTAATAATCTATCTATACTATTATTACTGAATCTTAAATCTTTACCTCTAGTAGCTAATTTTTTAATAGTAGATCCAGCACCACCTATAACTCCAGTAAATAAAGCACCTTCTGTACCAAATTTAATTCTGTTTATAATTTCTCTTTCTGGATCATACTCATTATCTCTTTCTAATTCTGTAGGACCACCTAATAAATCTCCAAAAGTTCCTGCTTCTTCAACATCAGCTACAAACACACCTTCAGCTAAACCACCTGCTGTTGATCCTGCAACAAATTGTGCTGCTTTACCTTTTTTATTTAATTCAATAGCTTTCTGTGCACCTTTAACTAAATTTGGATTATTTAATTGAAAATACTTACCTGCTTTTTTTGCAGATAAAGCTGTCTTTGCTATTTTAGATCCTGCTTTAAATGCAATTCCTCCAGGTACAGCTAAGTTTGTAAATGTTTCTACTAATTTACCAGCTGTAGTTGCTTCAGCCATTTCATCAAATGGATTAATATCATCAAACCATTTTTCTACTTGAGCAGCATAATTACTATCACCACCTAAATCCATGATAGTTGCACCTAAAGATACAACACCTTCTGGTATTTTAATTAAACCAGAACCTACTCCGGCAAGTATAGATGCAATAGTACTTACATCATTATTATTTTCTGCATCACTTAATTGTGTAGGATTAACGTTTGGATCGTCGCTGATGTTTAATTGTTCTGCTAGTGTTGGCATTTATTACCTCCTAGAACTGTAAATCTTCGACTACTTTACCTTTATCGAGAATAACTACTCTTGTAGTTCCTTTAATTGTATAAGCTCCTGATTTACCTGTTGTATCTTCTTTTGGATCAATATCTCCAACATATAAATCACCATAGAAATCTCTAGCTAATGTTTTAAATGAGTTAGCATCTAATTTAGGTAATCCCAAATCTTTTGTTTTTTCATTGTAGGCCGCTGCAAAGTTTCTAGCCCCACCTAATGCAATTCTCATTGCATCTCTATCAGACATTTTTGTTTTTAAGAATTCATATAGTTTCTTTTCTTTAACAGGAGCATATGTTTTTAATGCTTGTTTATACGCATCCATCTCTGCTTTTGATTTAGCTAAATCTGATGCTTGTTTTCCTTTGATACCTAATAATCCAGCTGTTTCTCTAATCTTAGCTGGTTTATCAAATGTACCTCTTTTAGCTTGTGAAGCTAATGCAGTTGCTGCAGCTTCTCTTAAATTTTCACCTGTTAAGAATGCTGGTGCAACATCACCTGCTAAGAAATCATAGATAGAAGATTTTTTAGCTTTTTCTAATCCAAGTATTTTTTCATACTCAGCAATATCTTTTTGTAAATCTGTTAATTCAACTGTAGGCTCATCCAATCCTTTGCCTGTGTTTGTCTTACCTGTATTTGTGTCCATACTAGATCCACTGTCTTTATCAGGAGTTGTTTTTCCTTTTTCATTTTGAACAGCTACATTAGATGTATCTACAGGTAATTCACCTTCAGTATAATCGTAATCTGATGAATATTTAGTTTGTAATGCTTGTTCTAATACTTTATCTAATTCTGATTTTTGATCTTCTTCCTCTTTAGGAACATAATTTACATCAGTACTTACTAATAAATTATTTTCAGGACCTGTAACTGTAGATGGAAATTGTCTTGACGGACTAAAGAAACTAAATCCAGAAATTGGTTCTGCTGAACTGTATAAACTTTTTGGATTAACTTGAATATTTTGACCTGCTTTTTGAGCTTGTGCTAATAATTCTGCACCAGTTACATATTGACCAGCATAACCACCTGGTTCATTTACTAAACCTCTTTTAGGTTTATCTAAACCAGAAGTAATTCCAGTTCCTCTACTATCAACACGACCACCTCTAAACATTGGTCTTCTTAATATTCTACTCATTATCCAAATATTCCTAATTTACCCATGATACCAGCAATACCTGAAGCCGCACCAATAGCTGTTCCTAATGGACTTGGTGTAGGAGCTGGTTGTTGATAACCAACAGTTTGAGTAGGAAATGCACCTGGTTGAATTTGTGCAAGTTGTTGTCCTACTAAACCTAATCTTGTAAACGGTTCGTATTGAGCTTCTCTTGCTGCTTGTGCTGCTGCATCAAGAACTGCTTGTTGTTGAGCTTGACCTGCTTGACCTAATTGAGTTTGATATGCACCTAAACCTTGTTGTGCTTGTAATTGTTGTAGTGCTGCAGCTTGTGCTTGTTGAAATCCTTGTTGCATTAACTGTGCTTGTAAGCCGGCTCTTTTTTGTGCTGATCCTACATCGTATTCAGCTAACTGAACACCTTCTCTACCACCACCAAAAGCGCCTGCTTGAATCGCAGCTTGACCAATACCTTGTCTTTGTAATGCAGCTTGTTTATCAAATTCTGATAAAGTTGTTTGAACCACCTCTTGTTGATAAGGTGACATAAATTGTTCATAAGCTTGTGGACCTAGTAATGATCCCAATCCACCGGCCGCGGTTCTTGCTTGTTGTTGTAATGCAGACTCAGCCGCGATTTGCGGAGCGTATGCACCAGTTTGAATTTCTTGACCAATTAATGGTTCTAATTTTTTAGTAAACGCAGTTAATGCACCTTCTAATATCGGTGCAGGTAATACTTGTGTTATTGTGGTTGGATCTGCCATTATGCCCTTCCTATTGCTTCATATCGATTCATTATGTCATACATTCTTTCAGCACCTCTATTTACATCTCCGCCACCCATACCTCTAACAGCGTCAGCTGTCATAACAAATTCATTTTTAGAAAGTCTAGCAGGAACATCATCTGCTTTTTCTTTTGCTCCTATAGGAATAAATCCACCACCTCTATAATCCATTTCCATTGGAGTTCCACCCATACTTAAATTCATAATTCCACCTTCTGCTCTTTTAGGTCTAATTAATTGATCATATATTTCTTTTTCTTCCATTGAAGAATACATAGGATCAACTCCTTCTTTTTTTAATCTATCTATATCTTCTCCACCTATTCTTAATCCTTTTGATTTACCGGCTTCTAAAGCTCCTTCATCTAATCCAGACATATCTAAAACATATTCATCTCCAGATTTTTTTATAGAATAACCTTCATCCATTAAACCTTCTATTACTTGTTTAGCTTTTTTAGATTTAGGATTTAAGTAAACATCATATCCAGTAGGTGTTGCTACACCATCAACATCTGAATCTATTAAATTCATATTTAATTCTGTATTATCAAACATTCTTCTTAAATAGTTAACAACTTGTTTTCCTTTTTGTGCTGCTTTAACTAAAGCACCAAACTTATATCCATCTCTTAAACTTATAATTCCACCTTCTGCTTTTTTTTCAGTTTCTTTTTCTTTTTGTTCTTTTAAAAATTTTAAATATTCATCATATTCTTCAATAATTTTTTTAATTGGAGTGTTTGTATCTCCACCACTATTAAAACCAACTCTACCACCCACTGATAATAAACCTATTTGTCTTAATGCATCATCAATATCAGTTTGACCAAAACCAGCATTTAACATTGAAGAAGTAATAGCACTAATTCTTGCTGAAGAATTATCCTCTAATAATTCACCAGTTTGTTTATAGTAATCTGATAATTGTTGTTCATAAGCTTTTTGTGCTGCAAGTGCTGCATCATACGCAGATTTAGTTGCTTCAATTCCAATTGGAGCAGATGCTGCAGTTAATTTAGCTCCAAGTGTAGCACCTGGTGTTGCACCGGCAGACATTACATCAGCAGTTTTTGCTAAACCTTCTAAACCAAAATCAACACCTTTTTGAAATAAATTTCTTGTTGCACCTGTATCTCCCATTTGTGATGCAAATGTTTTTCCTCTTAGTGTAGCACCTGCAGTTGGATCAGTTAATGCACCTGAGCCTGCTGCTAATGCTAAAGTAAATGGATTGAAATCTCCTTCTGAACCTTCTTGAGATAATTGTGCTCCTAAATTTAATGCACCTGATAAAGCCGCTCTTGAAGCCATTGAACCTAAACCAGATATTGAACCAATACCCGATGCTCCTGCTGCAAATGTTGCTGGAGCTAAGAAAGGAGCTGCTGCTGCAAGATAAGGTAGTATAGGTTTTATTTCATTAGGTATAACTTTATCTAAAACTTTTGAAACAGGTCTTGTAATTTTTTTAACTACTTTTGACATTGGTATCCTTTTGATCCTATTCTATAAAAATTAAATTTATCGTTTGATCTCATCCACTTAAATTGTTTAAATTTTTTTCTCAACCAATTTGCCATTTCTTTTCCTTTGTTTTTAGAAACAACATCAATTACCCAAGTACTATTACCACTGTTCCAATCTTCGTCACTGAAGTCTTTAGTATTAATATACTCTTTTTCAGTTTTATAATTTAAAAAAGCCCAGTTTGCAAAAGCAATCACTTTGTTGTTCTCCTTAAAATATTTGCATTGTTTAAGTTTAAAGGACGGCAAGATATGGTAATAAATCTCCTCTTCGGTATTATCATCATATTTGCTAAATGACTTATACAGATCAATGACACTCTGTATGTCCGCAGGGATTACCTGTTTGTTAAAAACTACACCATTTTCGAACATTTTACAAGTCAGAAGATGAAGCGCCTAACGGTGGCATTGCAGCCACTTTTATCTTAACAGACCTTACAACATGCTCTCTTTGAGTAGCTGTTTCTGGGTTTGCTATATCTGCTTCTGCTTCAGCATCAGAATTGTATTCTTGATTAGTTTCCTTGTTTCTTAATACTACTTCGGTTTCACATTTAACTACTGGCACCTTTTTGCCATTAATCATTGTATATGCTACTTCGCCTTCTTCTATAAAAGCCATATTATCTCCTATGATGCTCCACTGTCAGCAATATAAACTCTGCTAACTTCTAGTAAAGCTGCTGTTCCACTTATACCAGATATATTAGACGTTTCAATCCTCAATTCATCTGATTCTTCTAATACTACAGACCCTTTTAAAAGATTACAAATAGTGGGTCCTGTTATCTCCGCATGAGCTATTAAATAGGATGTACTAACAGAATTATCATAAATATAAACTTTTACTGTCTTATTACCACTAGTATTTGTTACTTGTATAGTTTGAAATATAGCTCTAGCTTCTGTTGGACAAGTATAGATTGTCTCTGGAGCAGTTAAAGTCGGTGCATAGAATGCGTTTTTATATACGTTAGCCATTAATATCCATCCTGTACTAATAATAAATCAAATGAAGCAGAAGCAGAAGAGGTAGAACTTGCTATTGCTGAAACATAAATATCTGACTTT